CCATTGGGTATTCCCAGATGAATCAAACGAAGATGGCACTACATGGGAGGTCATATATCGGGTAGAATTTATAACAACTTCGTCAGATTATTATATGGGCTTTAGACTAGACCAAAATGGCACAAATGTCACCGGTTCAAGTTCGTTAGCGGAAGGTATATCCAAATCCGAAAACCTCCGTTGGTTTATCGAGAATGGCAGGGCAATATATTACAATGCTAACTTTAGTGGAAACAATAGTGGTGGAAGTGTTAGTGATATCTCCGGTTTAATCAGGCATTACAACCTAGATGGAAATCTTGATGATGTAACAAACACGGCTCACTTAACATCCACAGGAGGTGCACTCAGCTACGAATCCGGCAAGTATAATCAAGCGGTCAAGCTGAATGGTACAAATAATAAGCTCACAACTGGACTCGTAATGCCAGCAACCTCTTCAATATCATTATGGTATAAACATAACGATGAAGGAAGTAATAGTAATAATTCATATTTATTTGGAGACTTCTCTGGTGGCGGAGGAAACGCTACTAGCTCAGTATCTCTAAGGATTAAAAAACTCACAAACACAATTTCTGTTATTACTAGCGCCGGCGACCAATTTGATAGCGCCTCAGCTCATAGTGAGTGGCATCACGCAGTTATTGCTCGGAGTGGTAGTGCATGGAAGTTTTATTTGGACGGAACTGAGGTACACTCAGGGACTTCAGCTAGTGCCCAAAATGCTCTTGCGCTTGGTTTCTGGACTTCAGCAAACCTATCCGCCTCCAACTTCTTTGGAGGGTGGCTAGATAACATCAGAATATACAACAAGGAATTAACCGCATCCGAGGTAACAACCTTATACAACCAATAGTATGGCTAAGAAAAAGAAATCAGGCGGTAAGAAGGATGCTTGTTACAGCAAAGTAAAGAGCAGGTATAGTAAATGGCCCAGTGCATACGCATCGGGTGCGTTGGTAAAATGCCGGAAGGTAGGCGCTAAGAATTGGGGGAATAAGTCCAAGAAGAAGAAGTAACATGGCTAAGGAAGGGTTGAGAAAATGGTTTGGTCGTAATGGCGGTAAGGGATGGATCGACTGTAAGACGGGTAAACCATGTGGCAGGAAGTCAGCCAAAGGAAAGAGTAAGCGACCATATCCTGCCTGTAGACCAACTAAAGCACAATGTACCTCAGCCAAGAAGAAGAAAACAGGACCTGCAAGAATTTCGTGGAAAAAGAAAACATCTAAAAAAGGAAAAAAATAATGGCATACGGAAAAAAGAAATCCACTAGGGCATTTAAAGCATGCAGGGGGTGTCCCACTCCCGCAGCTTGTAAGAGAGCTAAGAAGTGTAAAGGTAAGAAGAAGTGAAGAAAGGAGGAGCTTGTTGTATGCATTGTGCGGGTAAAAAGAAGAGTTCTGCTAAGAAGAAAGCAGTTAAAAGAAAGCCAGCTAAGAAATCCACTAAAAGGAAATACTGATGCCAGCTAGAAAGAAAGCATGTAAGCCCACCAAGGGTAAGCGATTTGCTAAACGGGTAAATGGCAAGTGCCGGAGCTTCGGGCAGAAGGGTAAAGCTAAAGGGGGAGGAGACAGGATTCGTCCTGGCACTAAAAAGGGCGATGCCTACTGTGCTAGGTCTGCGGGTATTAAGAAGTGTAAGAAACCACCCTGTGCTAATGCACTATCCCGTAAGAAGTGGAAGTGCCGTGGTAAGAAGTCAATGCGATGACTGAGATAGGCGAGAATACTCAGGTTAAAGCCAACCTTGCATTTATGGCTAAAACCATAGGTCTGGTTGGTACGGCAGTTTGGGGCTATAGTGCAATCGTCAACCGATTAAATACGCTGGAGAATGATATTGTGCGCATACATCATGAGTTGGAACTTAACTCGGAATTCAGGATAAAATGGCCTCGCGGGGAAATCGGAGCATTACCTGCAGACGCCACTCAGGACATGAATATTGAGCACCTAAAGGGCAGGGTCGATAAACTAGATGAGCATGTTGATAAACTTAGGCACGGTAATGGACCTTAGCATGATAGAGGTGTTTTCGCTGTCTGTGTGTACCCTATTCGGGTTCGCTATACTTTTTTATGAAAAAGGGTCGAGGTGATGCATACGCACATACTATCCACCCATAAATCAGACTATATAGTCATTACAGATAATGAACATTGGGACTGGGAAGAGTTTTTTAATAATATTATCCCCGACTGCAATATCGCAAAAATCATCACATCAACCACGGGCGACGATGGAAAACGAAAAGTACGGGAATTCAGTTTCTGAGTCTGTTACTAGACCAGCATCCTTTCAATATGCTACGGCAGGTAGTGGATATTTTTCAGGCACTTGTGCTCAATTAATAAAAGATATTGATGAGGGATGGCGGTATTTTTGGAAGAAGCGTGGATATGATCCACCACCTGATCATTGGGGTAATGACTCTAACTTTTGGTTTGGGAAGGAAGGAGTAAACAGTGAAAAGAAGTCCGCTGAGGAGAGTAAGCAAAAAGAGGCAGAGAGAGTACAGGGAGTACAAAGAGCTAGGCGAGAGTTTCTTAAAGGACAAGGTCTGCGAGAAGTGCGGAAAAAAGCGTAAGCTAGATATCCATCACAAAGCAGGTAGGGGAAGGTTTTATTTAGATGTGGATACCTGGATGGCAGTTTGCCGAGAGTGCCACGATTACATACATAAATGGCCCAAGGAGAGTAGGGAGAAAGGTTGGCTCATATGAGTAAGGATTACCATGAGCAAACGGATCAATTCCAGATGGAACTAGCCAACCTGATAGATAAGTATACTACAGGCGATGCCGATAGTCCTGATGCTAAGGTTTTAAATTCGCCACTTGAACCAAGGTTAAATTTTCAAACCATTATTGGATGTCTGCAATGCGAGGCACATGAGCTTACCATGACAAATGCAGTACAGGGTGCTATTGAAATTGATCCGGATGATTTTGAAGCTTTAGACGATATCCTTTAACCGCTTTCAGGTGTCGGCATGTTTTAAAGGGCTTAATACCCTTGTTTAGTTTTGGTTGCACATTGCATATATGCCATTTGCATGAACACTCGCCAAATCCATCGTTTGCATTCATATCTACAAGATGGCATAGACTAGGTTCCTTGAGTGAGCGTACTAGATAAGTTCCTTCATCAAACGGCTCTACATTATTGAACGCCATCAGGCTTTTGTTCTTTCTTAATTAATTCAATTAGTTCCTGCTGAACCTTAATTAAGTTATCCTTGAGTATATGTTTTAACTCATCCTGCTTGCAGAATGTAAGTGCGTTCTTTCGTAAAACTATTTCTTTTTCTAATTCTTCTCTAGCTGTCATTGTCTCTAAATTTTGCCAACATTCGGGCAGGGTCTAAGTCTCGCAGGAAGAATAATATCCCACCTGGTGTTTTATTAATTTTCCCCTGCTCCCTTTCATATTTACGCAAAGCAAAAGGCATTACTGCTTTGGCAAGTTTTCGTGATAATTTGTGATACTTTCTCATTTGTGACAGCAGTTTTCGGGGTCTACAGGGCAAGGACCGTGGTCTGGCCATTCAGGGCAACTCCCACACTTGTGGGAACTACATCCCGAGAACACCCATGATATAATCATTACTATAATTACGCAGATCAGAATAAATCCGGAATCTTCATATGCATCTCTCATATTATTATCTGTTGTGCGGTGGACATTTGACATCTTGAGTATCCCACATCCACGCTAATGTTTGTTCGTATTCAGTACAGGTAGGAAATACTTCAATGGAACCAACAGGACTTTGCTTGCCCTGAGATACCCCGCATCCACCTTTCTGAGTTTGTGTTGAATTTGTTTTAGGTGAGCCTTCAGCTTGCTCACATTCCAAAGGATTATCATGTCGCTTTCCTTCGGGTTTTCTTTGTTTGTTAGAACTGTTAACCACCACTTTGCCTCCGTTGTTGACAGACCCGACGGGCGACCACGGAAACGATACTCAATTGCAACATTTCCAGTGGTGTGCCACGCCTTGTCTGCCTTTACTTCTATCGTCTTGCCTTCAGCCTCGAAGAGTTGGCGAACTCGCTTTTCGTGAAATTCACCAAACTCCAAAGAGATATCCCAATCCCCATGCTTAGACTGAACCCAAACAGACATTTACTCCCAAGGAATATCGTCTTCAGAATCAGGCTTCTTAGATTGCTCTGCCTTAGCTGACTTAGATAAGTAACGACAATTGAATGCCTTGAATGCAGTATAACGCCTGGTCATGGGCTTGCCTTCGTCGTTCTTTAGAGGTTTACCATCCTTGCTTTTAACCTCATATGTATTTTGGTACATATCTCCTTCGAAGAATCCTTCTTGTCCCTTCTCGAAAGTGGCTAACCTCTCTGCCATCTTATCCCATCCCTCGATATCGAAGAATGAAGCATGATCCTCACCGCCAACCTTTCGATTAACTGCGATGCAGATTTTGGTAAGCTTTCCAGCTTTGTTTTCTCCTGATTCAGGTTCCCTGACGAGTCTCCCTGATAACATGAATTTTGTATAGTTCATATGCTTATTTGTGTTAGTTAAGTCGAGAATCAGTTCTCTCCTCAAATTGTTGCTTGGATGCCAAAAAGTTTAATTCTACGGGTCCAAGCCTGCCGTTGCGTTGCTTGGCTACCTCGATGAATGTTTGGTCATCACCTTTGTCGTTTATTTTCTTCCACAGCATCAGTACGACATCTGCATCCCGACCAACTCGGTCAGAATCTGCTAGGTCTGATATCTTTGGGCATTGATTAGTCTGATCGGCATTCCGATTGACCTGACTGAGCATTATTACTGGAATCCTTAATTCCTTGGCTAATGCTTTTAGTCCCCAAGTTATGCTTGCCACCTGTTGCTCTCTTGGAATTTTCGGATCCTCAGGTCGAACGATTTGGCAGTAGTCGACAATAATCATATCCAATCCTTGCTTAGCCAACCTTCTTGCTTTTGCCCTGATTGTGGCTACCGACATATCTCCTGCATCCTCCATGAATAACGGGCAGTTTGATAAGAAGTCTTTTGCTCGTTCTACATCCTCCTCCTGCTTCCTCTTCATTACCTTGTCGATAATGACTCGGGCAGGTACTCCTGATACATTTGCGAGCATTCTTTCCATCACTGACTCATTCACCATTTCGAGCGAAAAGAACTGAACGGTTTTCTTTTTTCTCAATGCTTCGAGGGCAAGCTCGATGCTAAATGCGGTCTTACCAACCGATGTTCGGGCTGCTAGAACAATCAAGTCATTTGGTTGCCAACCTGATGTCATATTATCCAAGCTACGAATCCCACTAGGCACCCCGTTTACAGCACCCTTTTTCTGCCTTTCGAGGATGGATTGCCATGTTGCCTCAAGCACCTCTCTTCCGGTTTTTAGCTTTGATCCTTCCTTGAGTGCCAACTTGGAAAATTCAATTCCACCCTTGTCGACAGTTTCTCTTGCATGGCTCCCAATTGAGTACGCTTCATCGAGCAACATATGGCATGTGTCGATTGTTTTGCGTTTCACGTACAAATCCTCGACCTTGTCCAAGAAGAAGAAAAACTGTGCAGTTGTCTCGACTCGATCAAACAACAGGAATGCATCTTCTCGTGCACCCTCGGGGACAGAGAGTGCGATTGTGATATCGTCAACTGCCTTCCCCTCCTTTTCGTTGTTGATCATTTGCTGTGCGACAAATTGTGACGTCACATCCATGAACCAATCCATTACCATTCCTCGCTCGATGGCATCTGCCATGAGTTCAGTATTTTTGCCAATGCATGCGAGCATTCCTTGCTCCGCATCCCTATCGTAAGGCTTATGCCCCACGGAACTCGTCGATGTAATATCCGTCAATCTCATTTATATTTTTTGCGTCTTTGAATTTTTCGTAGTATTCGGGATGATCCTTTTGCATCCACTGCAACACATCCTTGAGTGAAACATTGGTTGTTGCTTGATTTTTTTGTGGTTTCCAATCATCAGGGCATTTCTCACTGCATAGCCAATATGTCAGGCATGAGTGCCAGTTTCTGATCGGTTTGTTCTTTCCTTGAACCCATCCGTTGGTTTCGTAGAAGGCATGGAACCTCTCTGCCTTGGGTCTGACAGGGTCGGGAATGCCTCGCTCGACGAAATATTCAACGACCTCCTCAATGTCCCTTGGTTGTCTTCCAACTTTTTCTTTTTTGGATATACCTTTAGGTATATCTTTTTTCTTTTTGGAAGAGGGGGTTGTAGGGGGAGAAACCTTTTTCTTGTTTGTGACGTCACATTTGTCAGAAGATTTTTCATCCCCATTATCGTGAACCACGCTAGATTCCTGAGATTCCTCGCTATCCGACCCACTTTTACCTCTTTTCGAAGTGACGTCAGATTGGACACCACCCAACTGCAGGGCCAAAAGAACATTTGCCACAGAATTTTTCGACTCACCCGAAATAGCCGACAGCGCCTCAAGCCTATTAAGGATTTCATCGGATGTGCGGAGTTGAAATCTTGTTTTACACACATTTTACCTCCACTTCCGTTTTCTCGTTCTTGTAGCTTTTGACTTTCTCTTGCGAGACTTCGAGGGAGATGCTTTCTGGGTCATCGTCAGGTATAATTTCTGCATACCTGAGCGTATCGACGAAATACTTGACCCCTCCGTACAAATTATCGAGGTCGAGTTGCCGGACACGATAGCTTCTAATTCTGACTCGATAGCGAGGGCTATTTCCGCTTGTATCTCCCTCTTCTCCTTGAGTCTTTCCCATGGTCCCCATCTGAGCATTTGGTTCAAACTCGGGACTCTCTTGCTTATTGTTATTCTGAGACATTCTCCTGCTTTCATTTAGACTTAACGAGAGCCTCTGCCTTAGGCTTTTCGATCAAGACTCCATCGAGTATCTTCTCAAGCTCTTCAACGGCATCCTTACGCTTTAGACTAGCTCCATTTGCATTTCTCTTTTCTGTCCAAACTTTGAGTAATTTTGACCAAGAAATGGATGATGTAGACAGGATTTCCTTCCAACCAAGTTGATTGGTATCAGTAATCCTTTCAGCACACAGGTTGGCGTCACTTATAGACTTAGTTCTGCCACTAGAACGAAGTTTCCATCCCTCTACTTCTTTGCCATCAGAAAGCTCTTCTTTCGCACGAGACTTAACTGCACTTGCCCACTTCTCGGCGAGCATTGCTATCTCCAAAGCCCACCCTAGATCAGTGATTGTACTCTGCCTGGCACTCTCAATCGCTTCCGGCACATCAGGGCAGTAGGGTAGACCATCGCAATATTTACATTGCTTCAGTCCAACTACCTTTTCTGCGGTATCTTTATTCGCCTCAGAAATAATTGTTGTCACAAGTGACGTCAGTTCTTCAAGTCGCTGAGGCGAATATTCCACAAGACTATAAGTGGGGGTAGGGAACGGCTCTACTAAAGAGCAGTACATTTTAGTCATTCCTTCCGAATTGCGATAAACAGCAAGTGCCTGTGCCAACAACTGAATATTATCAGGAGCGGGCGTGTGGTCACCATAGAGGGTCTTCCAATCAACTAGAAGATAAATCCCATCCGTGTACTCCCTCAAAAGGTCATACTTAGCGGAATAAACTTTATCCTCATTCTGATTTAACCATAACCTCTTTTCCAACCATTGGTTGGTGAAATCACCTACACCAATTTCTTTCTCTACATTTTGCAGAAGGAATAACGCTCTCTTAACGCATTCGTGTTGCTGTTCATCCGTAATCGAATCTAATGCAACATCACCTCTAATGACCTGTTCTATTAGGTCATGTCGGGTAGTTCCTTCACTTGCATCCGTACCTCCCTTATTAGGGAAAAGCTTTTGGTAGCTCCATGATCCAGGACATAGCTTCATCTGCTCAATACCGGAAGCAGATGGTAATCCTTCTCTTTCGTCACCCTCCGAATCCATCTTTGGTACCTCCTTTTTTCATGGATTTATCAAGTGCAGTTCTAAGTAATAAATCATCGTTCGATGGTCTATCTCCTAGCGACCACTTAGTTTGATACCACTCCAATTGATTAGACTTCAATTGACCTAGTGGGACACCTGAATTTTTCCCGAAATGGATTTGCACTGACTCCCAATCATCCACTTCAATAGAGGGAGCGGGCGGTACTGACTCAGTAACCCCAACTGAACTTTCCCCACCCGTTCCCTCAAAAGCCTCAGATGATTCGTGATAAAGTTCACGAGCTATACCCCAATGTACACATGCCCTTTTGAATGCATCAGAAAAGTTTCCCTTTTCTGCCTCAAAAGTAGACTCTGTGCCAACATCCCATTTAGTGACCCATTCACCATCACACTTTACGGAGACTCCGCAAATAAGGTGTCCTTTAATTTCCTTGTACTCATTACGCCAGTTTTCGGGTCCTACTGCTTGATCAAGCCTATCCATGCAGAATCGAGCGGTTACATAATCTAATTTAGTACCACCCTTTCCTGCTCGTTTCTCAACTCTACTAGCAGGTACTTTGTCTGATAATTTACTAAGATCCATAATTCACCTCCTCTGGTTCTAGTAGTGCGTTAACTTCGTCCCTCGCTACGAATTTCTTCTCGTAGAGGGGTATCTTATATGCCTTGAGTTTACCATTTTTTACTAGTGCATTAACTCTGCGAAAGCAGTTTAAACCTAGTAATTTAGCGGCTTCACTCAGGGTAATAAGGTCGTCCTTAGTGTACTTTTTTCGTTCCATGCCTGACAGAGAAATACATGACCGACACATTTGCAACACCTAAATTTATAAGGGTCACATTTCTTGTATATGAGACAGAGTTAATCCGTACGGATTAACAGAGCCTCTTGATTTACAACGACTTATGATTCCTTAGCAAAGCAGGGGGTCTAGCTCAGGTTTTAGATACTAAAATACTCTTCGGCCTCTTCTTTGCCCACGCCAGTGTTCAAATAATACTGGTCGTAAGTGGACTGATCATTATGACCCATGCATCTCATCGCCCATGCTTTTCCACCTACAAAATATCCATAAGTGCCAAAGGAATGTCTGGCACCATCATGCGGATATAATATTCCTGCTTCTCGACATGCCTGTTTTCTTTTCTTAGCAAATACACGATAAGTATTGATTGGCCCCACTTTGCCCATTGCCTTGGGTTTCCACACCTCAATCCATTTCATTAAATTGTCAGGCAATTCAGCAAGCTTACGATTTCTACGAGTCTTAGCCTGTTTACCCTCGATAATGATTAGTTTCTTATCGGTATAAATATTATCCCATCTGATTCGTGGCACTTCATATGGACGGATTCCGGCAAATAAACACAAAGCCATAGCAACCTTATATCCATCAGGGATTGCATCCATTAAGTCTTTCGCTTCCTGCGGAGTCAGGATGCCCACGAGTTTTTCATCTTCTAAATTAGACTCCCATGTCACCTTATAATAATTCGTGGTGGTATAATCATGCTCAAATGCCCAATTCAAAAATGCACCCACTTCCGATCTGATAGACAACCTGGTCTTTTCGGTCTGTCCATTTTCCAATATATAATCCTTGAAATCCTGACGTGACACTTCCGATAAACGAGGATCTTCCATGCGTTTAATAAAAGTCAGACACTTTCTTTCACGGCTCTCAATCGTAATGGGTCTAGCACCACGCCTCCTGAGTTTATCAATATGTAAATTAAACACAGTAGATACCCGAATTTGTTCAGGAGCAGACTTTTCATCTGTTCCCTGCAGGAAAGGTTTTTCTATTTCTTTCTTATATGCGTACGCTTTCTCGCGCGTAGACAGGTATTTTCTTTTCCGTTTTCCACCTAGATATAATTCCACACACCATGCACTTTTTCCAAGTTTTCGCTTTTTTTGATCTATATATACGCGAATATTCATGAATTTTGGGTGACAAATGGGTGACAAAATTTTCCAAAAACCCCTCTGGGTGACAATTGGGTGACAAATTTTCCGTATAACCGATGACCACTTCCGAACATAAAAAAACACTCTGCCTCCCTGTTATAAAGTGGTCAAGAGTGTTTTCTTTGGTGGTGGCGAAACCCAGAATCGAACTGGGGACACAAGGATTTTCAGGCATATACTTACCCCTTATAAACACAGGGATTCCGAGTTATTGGTGACAATTGGTGACATAGACTTGATTTCTCAGGAAAAATTGTTTTAGCTTTTAATATGGAAAAGAACGACAGCGAAGTCCTGCAGGAAGCAGTAGATGGAACATTGAGTGAATTCTTCGATGAGTACATAATATTAGGTAGAAAAGCGGGTCGTAAACAAAGGATGGTTGTAGCATCTGTAACGCCAGGAAACAAGGAAATGAAGGGGATATACAAAAGGATAATAGATTGGGCGTATAACAAAGATGAAAATATGGGAAAAACTTGATCAATTTCCACCACCATTGGTGCGGTGTTTGGCGAGACAAAAGGCAAGAGGGAAGGCAGTTAAGGCATTATCGGATCAGGAAGTAGCTATACAGAGCGAAGGTCTGACCACCCTAGAAGTGCGAGCGGTATCTAACTCATTAACATGGGATAGTATTGCTATAGGCACTGCACAGAAGTTCTGCAAGGGGTGTAGATTTGATCCTTTATCCGCAGATGATAGGAACAGGGCAGGGGCGTATATGCGCTCAAACCCTCAGTTTACATTTCTTCAGAACCATCCTCATTGGGAGACAACATTCCTTCCATTAATCAAGCTGTACAAAGAGAAATGCCAAGAGAAAGAGCAATAAGCGACGAAGAGGTTGGTGCGGCTATGAAAAAGGCCAATCAGTCTAAGCCTGAAGCAGCAGAAATGCTAGGAGTGACCCCTAACCACTTAAATCGGATTATCGGAAAATCAGATAAACTGAGTGCGTTGTATACACCTGGTAAAGTCGGAGGCGTTACCCCTAAGCCTGTTGAGCTTCTCACAAGGCATGAGGATGAGCCAACTGAGTCAGAAGTGATAGCAGCTATTAAACCACAGGGTGAGTACCTGAAGGGTCTTAAAAGGCTCGGTTTAACAGACGAAACAATAGATTCCATAAAAGCTTTTGAGAAATTCGAGAAGCATACTGGTCTATTGATGGTGGAGGCACTAAAGGGTTACCTTAGTTTGAATATTCAGCAGAATATGCAGTTATTTGAGGTGTCTCAGGACTTAAAGAAGGACTTGGATACTGCGGAAATGGATCCTGAGATGAAAATACAGTATATCAAGTGCCTTGCTCAGATATCATCAGAGATAGGCAAGGGATACGATCGTTCGCTTTCTGGAATTAACATAATGCTGAAGATGCATAACGAGGAGCAATCTAAGTCTAAAAAGAAGGCAGGTTTCCAACCTTTAAAGAATTTGCAGAAGCTGAAAGAGGAAGTAGATGGGCAAACTTGATAAGGATTTACTGGCTGAAAGGTTAGGTCAGGCAGTAAATGAGGAAAAAACGGATGATACCCCTCCGTGGACTCCTGACCTTACGCCCACGCAACAGGAGATGTTTGATAGTTCGGCTCTGTATATTCTTGGTTACGGAGAGCGTGGTACGGGAAAAACTTACATACTTGGCGGGCATAAACTAGTTCGCCACCTGTGGGAAAACTTTAATGCACTAGCGGTTTTAATAGTTGGTATACGCTCACAGGCAACAATGGGTGGAGTTTGGCATAAGCTACAGACTGAGATTATCCCCTTATGGGAGGATGGTATAGGCATGAAGGCAACGGGAGAAAGGCAGGACTCCCAAAAGAATTTATATATAGATGTCACTAATAGGTTCGGGGGAACTAGTCGTGTGGTACTTATCTCAGTGCCATATGGTGCATTTATTAAGGACAGGATAAAAGGTTTTGAGCCAAGCTATGTATTCGTAGATGAGTTGACCAACTTGGATACACCTGACTATTTCGATGCAGTGGTTCAGCAGTTAGGTAGAAGACCCGGTATTGATTCCCCCATGCAATATACTGCAGCTTGCAACCCTGATGGGCCATCTCATTGGGTGTATAAGAGGTTTTTTGAGAAGCCCCTGAGTAAGGGTAAGTACAATGATGACTATTTTGTGCGTCATCTAAAAATAGAGGATAATCTAAAGCATCTACCTCCAGGTTATTATGACCGAATTATGGAGGCGGTATCATCTGATCCGATTGAGGAAGCACGGATGGTTCGTGGTGAATGGATAGATAGACCTGCTGGTGATGCAATTTATAAGCCCTATTTTATAGAAGGTGTCCATATTATGGGCAGTGAGAAACAAAGACTATTACCATCCATACATTATCCGATTATTTGCGGATGGGACCCAGGTTCTGTCAATAATGCTATAATCTTCATGCAGAATATAATAATGAAGGGTAAGACTACATGGTTGGTTTTTGATGAAATCGTACATGTAAACAAACACATTCCCTATACTGTGCTTGTTCCTGAAGTGATGAGAAAAATGATGTTCTGGAACAGGGAGTGCGACCATGAATTTAACTTTATTCATATTTCAGATAACTCTGCATTTAATCAATTTCGTGCAAAAACAGGTAGTTATGATGTTAAGGATATTGAGCATATCTCCCAAAGTAGGGTTGAGCATTTCGAGGGACTTGACCCTATAAGGCTGAAAGCAGCACCTAAGTTTAGTGGTTCAGTTGAGGCTAGGGTGAGACTTTTGGTAGCAAAACTACAGAACGAAGAGTTTATACTTTCCGGATCATGTACTCATCTTAAAAAAATGTTCTTCAATTTGGTTTCAGAGCAGTCAAAGAAAACCTATGACCCAAATATTGGATTTAAACCAAGAAGAAGCATCTATGTTCACGCCCATGATGCTATGACATATCCGATTATTTATTACGATGCAGGACCAGGTGCATTTTCAAGTGTTGGGAGTAAGACTGAAATTATAGAAATCAATGCTTGATTTTATGACCTAAAATATTAGATTCTACATATGGCTAACACATTACTTTTGGATACTACCGATGATGATGCCACTCAGAATGCGTTCTCAAATGTTAGCGAGGGGCAAACTGTAGAGGTAACTCTTCAAATTTTAATTTCTGAGAAATCAGCAAACAGAATAGCAGGAACAGTACGAATGCCTGTTGAGGAAGTGCGCCGAATGTCATCAGATATAGATGATCAAAACAACGCCAATGAGATGGATATGGACGAGGATGATCTTGAGCCTGAGTCTGAGATACCGGGTGGCGTACTGCGTAGCATGATGAATGGCTAAGGAATCCGTAAGAGCACCTTCTGCGACTGCAATCGAGGTGCATTACAAAAGATTAGACCTACAGGATAAATGGAACGAGAGAAGAATAAAAAGACTGTGTGGTTTTCTACGAATTACGGAGCAGGAGTTAGCGGCACTTCTTGGAATAAACGAGGATACTTTTTTCAGACAACTAGCAAGAAGAGGGATATCTATGCCAGCATGTATCCTTTTAACAATTTTGGAAAATCAGGTGATTGGAGATTATGTCGATGACACCATTCCAAATGTATTATCAGGAGCATTAAAAAATGGTAGACTTAAAAATACTTGAAAAATTCGGATGCACGCATGACAGACTTCGTGAAATATTTACTGAAAAAGACGAATCTTCAGACAACTTTAAGATACGAGCGAAGTTCGAAGATTATATAGAATCTAGGGTTCGTCAGGGTATATTTCACTCTGCCAAGAATAGTAACTTATTTATGTCAGTAGACTTGGCTTGGGATAGTCTACCAATTAACAAATCTACCATACCGTTATTACAGTACGCACAAGGTAAGATATCTATCGAGGATACTGCTGAATGCCTAGAGGGTATGGGTACTGCAGAACAGTTTTGTGAATACAATGAAGAGGGGGCACTCAAGAGTATAAACCTCCTGAGATTATACGAAGTTTCTGTTAATATTATTCGTTCATATGTTACTAGAAGAGTAGCAGCACAAGTATCAAGATTCTCCAACCTTTTCCCGTATTTTAAATATGAACCTCGCGGAACATCTTCCGAAGATAAATTAAGAGCGGATGTGCTTTC